TTCTAGTGCTCCTTCAGGTTTCGCCTTATCCAGTACGCTGCCATCGCACTGTAGGCTATAGCCTGAAGGATTTTTATGATCCAATCCATCACATCCACCGCTGCACCTCCTTCCCTTTAGGATGATTTCATTATACACTTTTTCGTGTCGTTTGTCAATAGTTATTTGCAACTTTTTTGTTTATTTTTCATTTTTCATTTGACATTCGCAACTATGAAGTGTATAATCACAATTAGGAGGTGATGAAATGCCACTAACTATGGGCGAAAAAATTCGGATTATTTTAGGACGAAGAAATATGACGCTGGCGCAGTTGGCAGAAAAATTAGGACAATCCCGTCAAAACCTATCGAACAAAATGTCTCGCGACAATTTTTCAGAACAAGAACTGATCGCTATCGCTGCAGCCCTAGATTGTACCTATCGCGCCGAGATGATCATGAATGATACACAAGAGATCATTTAACTTAACACCCCTAGGACACGCTTCCAGGGGTGTATTTTTGCGTGATCTCAGCCACCTACTCCTGGTGAAGTATTTCCCGCTTTTGTATTAATCCACTCAAAAGCTTCCGCCTCGGTATCGAAGATCTCGACATCCTTCCAGATGCCCGCAGAGTTGACCATAGCCTTCCCCGTAAGCGTCGGTGTCTGATATTCAATCGCATCTCCCTTAGTCCTGTAGGTGGATGCTCCTTCAGAGAACTTTACTTTATAAAGCCAAGATGCTTCATAGCTGCGCACGCCATTCGTTTTCGCCGTTACATAGAATCCAAATCCTACATACCCGCCATCATCCGTTCCCTTAAAGGTGACGGACGAGTCATCTTCTCCTACAGTATGTCCAAACATCATCTCATGAGCTTCGATTGGCAGACTCGTTGTATTCAGAGACACATCCGCGTCAATGAATTCCTTGTCATACTCCGCTGTTCCATTGTCCCCATACACAGATCCCTCTGCATAATTGGGGGTAATGTCAATCTGAATCGCCTTCCCACACTGAAAAGCCCCACTATAGGTATCGCTTGAGGACTCTGTGAGTTTTGCGATTGTAGGTTTTGCTAAACCAATATAAGCCATAATTACAACACTCCTTCTTGATTCAATTTTTGAATTTGTTCATCCAATTCTTCTTGCATCGCATCCATCACTGGCCGCTTTGCCGTTTTTACCGCCGTTCGAATGAACGGATGCTTCTGACGAAACGATGTACCGGATTCCACGGAGCGGGCCAGCATGGCATTGGGAAGGCCTTTCGGATATTTCTTGGTGGGTTGACTCCCATAACCGTCAAAACCTGCCTTGATATCATACACTCCGTCTTTTTCCTGCATGGGCGCGATACCAAACGATTCTTCCAAATCATTTTTCTGTACCTGTGTGATTCCGGTACGCTTCATCCCTGGTACATCCTTTTCCTGCACTGGCAAGGCTCTGATACTCTCTTTACATGCGTCTGCGAGTACCTTCGCGCCTTCATACAAAATAGTTCCATAAAGATCTGTACGCCCCGCCAGCTTTTCCAGCTTATTCGCGAAGTTATCGATGCCATCATTTACACGAAAAGTCGCCATTATCCCACCTCCCAGATCCACTCATAATGAATCAGTCCCGTCTCTTCCTCGTATTGTACCGAGTTCAATCGATAGGCAATCTTCTGCGCGGCTAGTTCGGACTGAATTTTGTCAACCAGAGGATCCAGATCCGTCATAGTGAAATAATCAATGCTTCCCTGAATGACCTGTATTGTCTTGCCATCGTCTCCATGTACAGAATCCCCCTCGGTCTCTTCCATCCATACCGCATACGGTGGAGCACATTGAAATGCTGTATAGTGAAAGACCGAGGGAATTGCACTTTTGAGCGCATCTCTGACTCTGGTAATCTGTTCAATCATACAACCCATCCCATCTTTCTAAAGACAGCTTGGTGATTTGAAGTCCAAACTTATCCCATGTTGGCTGTACCATGCGAATCCTGTACTGCTTGCCATTTTCCAGCTCACAGATATCTTCCGCTTCCACTTCTTCCCAGCCTGGAATGTTTACAACTGCCTCCAGCTTCTGCTGCGCCTGCAATGCCGTATAATATCTGCCATATCCCAGATTATCATAGTTATACCAGCATCTCACCTTCTGAACCAGCTCTACCTTGGGCTTGTTCCCCGGCTGCGCTGTATTGATCAGGCTGTAAATGGTCAAGATTCCTTCATCAAACGTCATGATCCCGCCCCCTTCTGACTGAAAAGCAGATTATTGAGCTCGTATCGTAAAAATCTCGGCATGGCTGTCTCCGCTCCTGTCGCGGCTCGTTTCCGGAAGAGATAGGCGGCATAGTGGATCACCGCCATATCACATTCCAGGTTCCCTTCTTTCAGCATGATTCCCTCGCGCTGAATCAATGCGGCAGCCTGTTCCAGGAGCTTTTCCAGATACATATCATTGCTCTTACTCAAAATTTGAAGATCACTTTTCAGTATCGTCAGTTTCTCTGTCGCATTCATTCTTTCACCTATGCCTTGACGTTAAACTTCACATTGGTCAGGCTCAATGTCATTTGCAATTCTCCACTCGTGATGGAAATTTGTTTCTTCTTTGCTGTCGAAGCCGTCTTTCCCAAGAAGATCACATTGGCCGGATCCATTTTCACAGGACCGTTTTTACTTCCAACTACCTGCATGTACGCCTCTTTTACATCCTGTGACGCTGTGAAAGCAATCGGCAGGTAGTATCCTTCCTGCTCATTTACATCGGTTGCGTTGAACCCTGTATAGCCGGTAACATAATTGGCGGTTCCGGATACCATTCCACTCTTGGCAAACTTAAAATCGCCAAAAACAGACGCATCCTTTCCGTACAAATCTGTGTCACCTTCCACCGATCCTAAGACGCTATACAGGGTTAGGATTCCCCCGCGAACTTCGGCGCGGTAGTTACAGGTGCCTTTCCGACTCCGTAAATGGCGAACGCCTCACGAATTGTCAGGTCTCCGTCATATCTTGCCGTTCCCTTGAACACGGTCTGATCCTCCAGGAAACGAACATGCTCGGACTGACTGATCTTCGTGCCGGCACGCTCTACCAGCGTATAGTTCTTGAAATAACCAAATACAATCGTGTCATCAGGAATATACTTCAGCTCCTCAATATCACCGCCTACAACCGGCATTGTGTTGTTCATTCCGGCCGTAATCGCCGCTGCGGAATTAACTCCCATGCTTTCTGCGATCAATTTTGTATGGGTCTTTTTGTTCATGATCCATACGATGGAGCCTGTATCATAGTCATTATCAATCACTCCAGATGCTGTGACGATATCCTGGAACAGAGCCACACCTGTAGTGCTCTTTCCGGTAATTACATGGCTGGTGCTCAGGTCTTCCCACGTGCGCCCCGTCGTCGGATACTCATCCGGAGCTTCTTCAAGCAGAAGAGACGTTACAATACCCATGGGCATCTTCACGTTTTTCCCATATACGATAGACTTGTCCAGCGCCTTTCCGATTGCCTTACCTATTGCGGTGATCAGTTCCTGTGCCAGCGCAATATCGGAATCCTCCAGAATAGGATTGCAAACAGCGAAGTATCCGGACACTTTATAGCCGTCCATCTCCATGTTATAAAATGCCAGGTCCATCTCTTTAATGGATGCGCACATTTCATCCCAATAGGCCTCCGGAATCTCTCCCATGATATTCTGCCGGGAAGTTCCGCCAATCTGTCTTACCGTCACGTACTTGACGAGCTTCGACGTCTCCGTTGCCACCTGACGGATCATCGGCAGCAACACATCTGGAATGGTGAGTCCTACATTGGTCAATGCTCTCCTGTTCTTAATGCAGTCTCTGACTTCTGCAAAGAATTTCTTCACATCCTCTCGGTTCAGCAGCGCATCCCTTTCCTGGATGTTCATACCGAAGAAATCTCCTCGATTTACTCTTGTTTCCATGTGCTTTTCTTCTCCTCTCTTTTCTTCTTTCTGAGGCTTGGGCTGCTTTTCCTCTTCTGCCCGAAGCTCTTCCTCAATTCTGGAAATCTCTTCTTCCAGATCCTTCTCCTTCTTCTCATGTTCGTCTCTTTCGCTCTGAAAAGCCTCCGCCTGCTTCTCTACCGTGTCGCGGTCCTCTTCCGAGGTCTCCTCGGTCATTTCTTTAATCGCGGCTTCAATCTCCCTTTCTCTTCGCTCAAAGTCCGCATCATGAGTACGAAGTTCTTCCAGATTGGCTCGCGCCATATCCAGCCTGCTTCTTAACAATAGTGTCTTAAGTGCCATGCTCATTCTCCTTTCAGTTTTTTCAATGTCCTTGCCTTCCACGCTTCCAAAGATCTTTGCCGTATGTCCGCCAGCTGCTTTTTCCTGGCCGATACGCTGGTCTCCTGGTATGCTGGAAACGTTACAACCGACACTTCATACAGTTTCACCTTGCGAATGGTCCAATGTACCGAATCTCCCCTGTCTTCAAACTCCTCATCCAGGATATCGAAACCAAAGCTGCATTGATCTACGTCCCCGCGCTTCACCCTCTCATACAGGTTTACAGCGTCCTGGTCATTGGGGTTTATTTTCACTTCTCCCCATAGTCCTCTGCTATCCACTTTCAGAGTCAGCGTCCCGGCTTTATTCCGCCCTAGAACAAGTCGTGTCTCATGATCGATCAGGCATCGGATGTCGTCTGATAAGGTATCATCGAACGCCGTATCCGCAATGCTCTCTGTCGCGCCGGGCCACATCTCATAATTCGAGTTGAATACGGAAAAATATCCCGCGATACATGGAGATCCATCTTCTGCGGATCTTGCCTCGAACTGACTCGTCATACTACGCACCTGCCGCTCTCCTTCACGCATCTTTATCCCCTCCTTCCTGAATCAGTTTTTTCTGGTCACCTATCATTCCTGCCGGAATGTAGTTCTCCAAAATGATCAGCTCGTCCAGGCCTTCTTTAGGTGACAACCCGATCCAGTCCCTAACCTCATTTCCCGTCATGATTCCTCTCGTATACATGTTGGCGCCTACATTCGAGAGCGTATCAATGTCATAGGCGTACAGGGATCTGAGATTGAACTTAAAATAGAGATCCGGACTCAGTAACAGTTTCCTGGTCATCTCCTGTTCCAGCACATTGCATAGCGTCCTGATTCTGGTATTTACGAAGTTGTTCCAAACATCTTTCTGGAACTCGCCTTCTCCCACTACAAAAGACGGGATGTCCAAGATGGCCGCGACAGTTTTTTTGTCCAGCCGGACTGACTCCGGAAGCGCGATATCGTTCAGTGACAGCGGCCGAATCTCTTTTACATCGAACTGCTCGCTGGGAATCATCCATGGTTCCCCAGCCTCTGCGGATTCTATGTACTGCTCAAGAAGTTTGCTTCGCCCTTCTTTGTTGGCAAACTCATCGGTGAGTCCATCAACTTTCAGTACAACAGATGGTTTCCATTTGCTCTCCATGAATCCCTTCTTCGTCTTCGACGCCTGGCTCAGTGTCTCGGCCACTTCCCGAAGTGTGACTCTATATCCCGTTCCCATCCACGGATAGTGAGGATCTGGATTTAACGTGAAATGCAGCATCTCTGCCGAATCGTAGCTTTTCCCCTGGTAAACAATCTCATATCCATATCCATCCGGCACAAAGGAAACCATACCCGGTTCCAGCGGAACAAGATCATCTATGAGTCCTTTTCTTGTAATGGGTGCAACAACACAGTTCCCGTCTCCTTCCAACAGCAATGTCCGGACAATCGTGGAAATAAAGCTCTTCCTGGTCATGTACTGATTGGGATGGATATCTATCTTCTTTGATAGCTCATTTTTGATCCTGGTATCACCGCTGGTTGTGTTGGCCATCAGATAAATCGTCATGCTGGAAACCAGATCCGCTATCTTATTGACGCCAGACATGATCTCTGGGTTCTGTGACAGCTTGGTATATCCACTGCAGCATAGCACGTCATACGCATCCATGCTGCACAAGAACGACTGTGTCTTCCCGGGTTCCGCCCGTGTCTTACTTTTCTTTTTTGCCATGTATATCCTCCTTTATGAATCCAGCCAGGCAGCTGCATTTCTCGATTTCTCCTGATCAATCAGCATCTGTTTGCATGCGATCACATCCGCGTCAAAAAGATCAATTCTTTGTGTGGGTTGTACCTTTTGAAAACGGATGAAATCATCACTGTCTTCTATGGCCTTTACATTCTCAATGCAATATTCGTAGGCTCTGTTGTGCAGATAATAAAACTTCTGCTCCTTGATCTGATTTTCAATCGCCCGAAACGCCTCTGTCTTTTCTACATACCTTTGCATCTGGTCTCGCATTCGAAACCCTGCCTTTTTCATCTTCAGAACAAATTCCCGGCTATATCTGCGGTCATATCCAACCCATTTGATCCGGAACCCCATCGATTTCATTTTCAAAAACCACTGTACCGGATCCTCATACTCAATCACATTTGAATTACACAACGTAAGCCATCCCATCTCCTGCCACCAGAAAAACGGAATGCCATCCTCTTCTGCCTTGGTATGCGCAGCCGTCACCGGCATGAATGCATGGGTAATCGCAATATCGACCCCCTGATAGCTTCCATGTAGCGCAGTTCCCGTCAAGTCATACATCTTTGATAGGTCTGCGCCTCCATACCATGTCACCGGAAGCTTGGCCAGCTCTTCCAATGTCCAGTTATACTTCTCATCAGAGACTCGAACCATTGCCATGTCAAAGTATGTATCTAATTGACTGGTAAAGACATTGAGTGATTTTGCGAAAAAATCCTTGCGAAGCTGTGGCTCATTGAGGGCCTGCAACGATGCCTCTAAGAGTTCCTGCGGCTGTATGGACTCTCCATAGGCAGGGTTGGCCATTTCATGCGTCGTAGGATTCGTATAGTCGATATATTTGCTTCCATCTGCGGCTTTGACCGGATCTGCTTCGCAGATAAAGATAAAATACTGCTCATCCTCGATCTCTTTGTCAAGAATTCTCTTACATCGCTTTACTCGTTCCGCCAGGAATCCGTTAGGATCATCGCCAGCGGTGGATATGCCAATCATCAGCTTGTTTCGGTATGCCTTCATTGCATCCTGAAAAAGCGTGTACTGCTTGGGTTTCTTAAACGCGTGAATCTCATCCGCTATCGCGATGTTACAATTAAAACTGTCCTGTGCATCCGGATTGGTAGCCAGCGCGTTCAGTTCTATCAATCCTCCGCCCAGTTCTGCTTTAATTGAATGTTCGTTGTTGTTATCAATAATGTGAAAATGTCCGCCATGCTCGTCATCCTCTCCCATGTGCTGAATGTTGTACTTCACAAATTCAAAGGTTTCCATCGTTTGTTTCAATGCGGCAGCGACAACATAAATTTTCGCGCCGGACATTCGATAGAGAAGCCCCAGTGCATACGCAAAAGCGCCGGCAAAACTGGTCTTCACGTTCTTTCTGGGGATAAAGATCAGACATTCGTGGAATCGATTGATCTTGGTCCCTTTGATCTTGAATCCCAGAAGATTGTAGATGATAAACCTGTGAAACGCCATCAATAAAAAAGGCCTTCCTCTTAACGGAACTCCCCGTTGATCTTCGCCCTGCATATGACACACGGTATTCTCAATGATTTGAATCACGAATTCAGCATCCGTAGGATCGAAATCATATCGCTGACTTTCATAATCATCTAGGAATCGTTGACAGCCTTTAATTCGATATTCATTAGCAATTCTCTTGCCTTCTACAATCTCCCTGGCATATCCGAATACACATTTCCAATTCGGAAACTTATCCACTATTCATCAATACCTTTTCCAGCAGACTTTGTTTCTGTTCTTCCAATCCCTTCGACTTGATTGCCTTAAGTCCTTTTGGCGTCAGTCCGAACAAGTTTTCCAACTCGATCAGTTCTTTCCGGATGTTCTCTAGGGTGAGATATAGCGTTGTCTTTCTCTGATTGGTTGCGCCAGCTTTATTCGTGTACTCCTCGGTGATCGCACATCCATTTTCATACCACTGATCATTCAGGATATCATACTGTACACGTAGTTCTGCGTACCTGCGTACTGACGTCTCAAATTCCGGTCGATATGTGCCCAGACTCCGCATATTTTCTATGGTTTTGTTACACAGCTTATTGATTCTTCTCTTTCGTATTACTGCGTCCGTCACCCCCATCACCCCCCTTTTGAAAAAATTCATCGAGATGGAAGAAGCTACCCCTTGCCAGTAGACAAACCGCGAATTTAAGCCATTCTCCCAGGGGGGCTTCTCCAGTTTTGGCCCGGCTGAATCATGTGTTGCAACATTTTCCCCAAGCTCGTCAGCTCTCCCGTTTTTCGGTTTTCCAGTTTGTTGTGGGTTGCCTGACTGACAGAGATCAGATTCCAGTCAGACCATCGCCATTCAGGATATTCTTCCGCCGGATATATGTGATGTACTGTCGTCGCCTCTTCAGTTCGGCCAAACATCTCAGCCACTCGGTCCTTATAGTGATCCAGCTTTAAGATATGCTGCCGTTTCTTTTTCCATCGGCTGCCCTGATAATCGAACATTTCACATCTCTCCCCAACACAACAGAAAAGCCAGGCTTTCTCTCCTGACTCTTCTATGCTACCAGTATATCACAGGTGAACCGGACAAATCGGACAAGTTTCATTTTCCCCGCAAAAACCTGTCATGCATCTTACGAATGCTATCCTCTGCATCCACTCGTCCCAAAGAGGCAGCGACCTGGCGCCAAGTCAAGCATGAGATATACCGAAGATACAGGATCTGCCGTATCATACTATCATCAATGCTGATGATGTATTCTGTAATCCGTTTGCGCTGAATCATCAGCTTGTCCAGGTTGATCTCGATCAAGTGCTTCAGGTCCGCGATCTTGGCAGCTCTATCCCCGACCGGATCTCCGGTTCCGTTCTTTCCTGATGGCATGCCAGTCAGCTGCTGCCCTTTGATTGACTGATTTTCCAGGTCTGCCAGCTCCTTTCGCAGCATCTCGATCTCAGAACTCAGATAGTAGACCTGGCTCAGTTCATGCTTTGTCACATCGCATCTCCCCCAATCGCTTTTCCAACGCACGTTGATGTATCTCTAGGTGCTTTATTTCTTCTTGCTCCCTCCACCCATCCTGCGCCTCTAAACACGCAATGACCGTCTTGATATTCGACAGCGCATTGAGAATTCTCCTAACCTGGTATTCCCTTTCCAACCGATCTGAAAACTCACACATGATGCTCCTCTCTTTCCATCAGCTTATATGCTTCTTCTTCGAGCATCCGCTGGAATCCCTGCATATACAGCAGATACCAATCCGTATCTTCTTTTGATCTTCCGGATCGTATCCCGTCTTTCCAGACCCGCTCGGCAATGCCGCGTATGTATTCCATTTCCGCTGAAGGACTCGCCATAATATTATCCAACATGTTCTTTCTCTCCAATCATCCGCAGCGTTCTATTGACTTTATAGCTCTTGATACGTTCTATTTCCTCCTGTTTCCCCAACAAGTAGATCACCTGCTCCAGCATCAGTTCTACATCCGCCAGCTCTTCCAGAATGTTGATAAAACTATCATGATACAATGCGCAGGAGAGTTCGGACAACTCTTCCAGCAGTTTCTTTTCCTGCCGCTCATAACCAAAATAACGCGCAATCTTCTGTACGTCCGTCACCTGTCATCCCTCCCTGCCGCAGCCATTAAGCCGGCGATTAAAAATCCGAATACCGTACCCGCAACGAGCCCTGCTATGAATAGAATCATCCTCTTACCTCCGTTTCTTCTTGTACTTCTTTATGACGGCCTCCATCTTCTCTGCCGTTCTGAATCTGTAGTCGCACTTCTCACATCTTCGCCTTCTGACAAACGCCTGGCGAGTTTCATCATATCGCGCGTCGTAAACATACGTGTCTGCGCCGCATCGGGGACATCTAAGACTCATCCTCCATTACCTCCTCAAATATGCAATTCCCGCAGTCCTGCATGCAGCGCGTCCGTCTCTGCATCTCCTGTTGCCTTCTGCACTGCTCCATCCATCTGGCTGCCGCGTTCCTGCCGTAGGATCTTATTCGTTCGATGGGCACATCATCATGTTCCAGGGCAATCACCACGTTTTCAATGTTTTCGCCTTTCATGCGTCTAATTCCTCCGCCTTAATATAGATCCCAGGTACTTTCGCCCAGAACTTTTCTACAATTTCCGAAGTGACCTCCGCGTCATCCTTCCAGAATCCAGCCTGTGTCATACAGTCCTTTAACATTTTTTGCAAATTATCAGTGTCTGGTTTACTGATTCTATATTCTCCATCCCCATGATTACCCTGGATTGGAAAGCACCACTTTGTAATCAATCGAATAGGTCCATGAAGGAACCACGCCTTTTCTTTTTTGACTGTAAGACGTGCCAACAACTTCACTCTGGCATCTTTTACTTCTGGTGGATCATAGAATATCATTCTCCCCTTTATGCGTGTCACACGTTTTTCCTGATGCGTACATGTTGGTGGAATCATCGGTAGAAAAAATTCTATCTCCATATTTACTCCTCCCTCTCTTGCTTTATCTAGCTAAAGCATCTCATTTTTGAAAATTTCATTTGTCAGGGTAGGGGAAAGTAGTCGTCGTGCGCAAGCTATCGCACGACTTCTTTTCCCCCTGACCGTAGGGAAGGGAAACACCCCTATATATACGTAGTATATATAGCGTTTCTTTCCCACGGGAAATTCTCGATAATTTTCCCTTCTTTCCCTCTATCTCAGGGAAGGGAAATTCTCGGTAATTTTTCCCTTCCTTCCCTAACATAGGGAAGGGAAATTCTCGAAGTTTTTTCCTTTCTTTCTCTCCGGGAAGGGAAGGAAAAACTCGAAGTTTTTCACAATTTCCCTCTTCACAGGGAAGGGAAATTCTCGATCATTTTCCCTTGTTTCCCTTAGGGAAGGAAAGGAAATTTATTCGATATTTTCCTTTCCCTTTCGTCTTACAATACCATCTTTAATATACAATTTTCCATATTCTACAACTCGGTTGCGAATGGTTTTTTCAGTGGTCCCCATTGCTTCAGCCAGATCTCCTACCGTAACAATTCCCTTCTCATCCAGACTTTCTAACGATTCGAATTGAATTCTGAGACTTTCCATCCGCTCCCTTTTACTATCCTCCTTTCCCTTTTTCTTACTAAAATTATGTTGCCAAGATGGAGACTCCTCCAGTTTGACATCTTTCAATATCCCAACATCATCTACTCGATGTATTGGATAATCAAACCATACATTGATTGGATCAAGCTTAGGAAATTCACGCAACGTTCCGTCTATCCTCCACGCGGTTTGACGCCGAGCCTTCTTTTTAGCATCCTCAACTTGTTTAATCAGCCTAGACATCTCTATCCCCGTAAGCTTTTCCTTACAATAATTCATCATCTGTGTTTGACTGCACATATCATCTTGCGAAACATCTTCTTTCCACTCTCCGTTCTTTACAGTATCCAGAAACTGACAACATGCTCGACAAACAGCTTTATTTTCCTCTTGCTTCATAATATCTTCTGACAAGGGAAGTTCTATTATGTCCAACATTGCGTCTGGATCTCTTGCAAAAACCCCTGAGCCAGACGCTCTATCCATTGCACGCTTTCCGCCTTGATTGCCCTTGGAATGATGATGACAATAGATTGTGGCTACCCCCAGCTCCGTGCATACTTTATCAAACTGATTGCAGAACTGCGCCATCTGATCCGCGCTGTTTTCATCTCCTGTGATCACTTTGTAGATTGGATCGATAATAATGACAATATAATTCTTTTTTGCTGCGCGTCGAATCAATTTAGGCGCCAGTTTATCCATCGGCATAGATTTACCTCTCAGATTCCAAATATCAATATTATCCAGATGATTCGGTTCTAACCCCATCTCTTGATATTCATCAGAAAACCGATGTAAACAACTTGCTCGATCCAATTCCAGATTTACATACATAACCTTTCCCTGTGCGCATTGCCAACCCAACCATGACTTCCCTTCTGCAATAGCAATACAAAGTTCAATCTGCAAGAAAGATTTTCCTGCTTTTGATGGTCCTGCAATCAACATCTTATGTCCTTGTCTCAATACTCCATCAATTAAACATGGCGCAAGGTTCGGCATATGATCCCATACTGCTTTTAAAGTCTCTGGTTCTGGCAAATCATCATTTACGCCTTCTATCCATTCATACCATTCCGCCCAAGAACTTTTTCCAATATTACGGTCTACCAGAAACTGCTTTTTCTCTCCGCGAACGACACCTGGCATTCTGGATAACCTGGATGGATTCCTGTTTTGTGTATCTACCTTGATTCCATTCTTCTGACAGACATCATAAAGATAATCCACACGTTTTCGATATTCTGAATAGTCCGCAGCATCGACTTTGACAATAGCATGTAAGCTTTTCCCTCCGGAATATACAAGACAGGCAATAGGCAGTTCTATCTCTCTTAAAATAGCGTTTTGTCTGTCTATTTCCATCCCATCTGACTCTACAAGCGCGTATCGAAAATCCGATACATTTTCATTACGCACCCCCTTTCCATCCAACGGATTAAATCGAATCCACGCTCCTCCTTCCGGATCATAATCTCCAATTACGGAACCCACGTCCCCATTACACTTTGTTAGTTCCTCTATGAGCTGTCCCGCTGTTCTATCCCATGCTCCGCGATCTTGTGGAACATACTTCCCCTTCTCATTCTTCCAGCTTTTTACGACATATCCAACATTTTCCCCTGGCTCAAATAGCGTCTCCAAATATCGAATTAATTGATTTGCAGGATCCCATTGTCTTGGTTCATGAACTTCCATGCCCTCAATCCAATTCTTATCGATAACAACCAGATCATCCTTTTCGATCTCATCTCCCCAGTCCAGCTCATGTCCACCATTTTCTGACCGCCATCCCTGGTCCCTAGCGTACTGGATAATAGTTCCTCCCGTAACAGGAGATGAAGATCCCGTAAACGATCCCCATTTTCTAAAGCATTCTCCGGCATGATACCTTTCTGTATCTCTTCTACTCCACTGATCCCAGTCTGCCGCGGTATATCCTTCCTGCTTTAACGCCATTCCTACATTGATCCAATCTTGATAAGACAAGACCGTTGGATCTATCTGTTCTAATACCATTAGAAGATCTGTTCGTTCCATTGAATATCTCCTTCTTTTCTTGGATCATATTGATTCGGATTGATATCGACGGGTACCCTCCATCCATTTCCTGCAATGCGGTCAATCAATCTTCGAGCCGTTTCAAATTGCCAAGTCCCTACATGCTGAAATCCTCTTCCCTCTAAAAATCGGATCTGCTTAGGCGTTGTTAAGCCCTCCTGACGTCTTTTCTCCAAACGATCAAGGATCTTAGCCGCCTTCCCCGCATTTTCGATTTGATCTGGAAGAATACCCAATTTTTCCAAGGTAGACTTCTGTTTATCTGTAGCTGGTCCCATTTCCCAACCAAACGCGGGAACATATCCTGACAGATCTTCGGCCTGGATTGACATTTCAAACTGTAACGGGTCTACGAGGCGTTTTTTACGCTTCTTCATTTCCTCTAACCGTTTGGCTAACGCCTCTTCTCTTTGAAGTACGACATCTTCAGAAGCCTGTTTTTCCGCCTCTTCAATATCAATTGCTATTCCCGTTTCTTTTTCCAGATTATCTGTCATTTTTTTAGCGACTTCCTCGTTCTCGCAGATTAATGACGCAGGATGACACAGTTCATGACGTTCTGTATGCCACAAAAAATCTAAAAGCAACAGATGATCTTTCCCTGGATAAAGCCTCGTCCCTCTTCCTACCATCTGACTATATAAACTTCTGACTTTTGTAGGACGAAGAACGATAACACAATCTACAGATGGACAATCCCATCCCTCTGTTAATAGCATCGAATTACAGAGTACATTGTACTTTCCTTCATCAAAGTCTTTTAGGATTTGTGCCCGATCTTGACTTTCTCCATTTACTTCTGCCGCGGAGAAACCAACATCTTGTAATATATCTCGAAACTTTTGGCTTGTCTTCACTAATGGCAGAAAAACAACCGTCTTTCTCTTCATGCAGTATTTTACCATCTCTTCGGCGATCTGATATAAATACGGATCCAGGGCTGTGCCAATATCTGCTGCCTTAAAGTCTCCGGCTTGAATACTCACACCGGATAGATCTAACTGCAAGGGTAGTGTAAGCGCTTTGATGGGACTCAGGTATCCTTCTTTTATTGCCTTTGGCAAGGTATACTCATAAGCAAGACTTTCGAAATAGGATCCTAAATTCCGCATATCCCCGCGGTCAGGCGTTGCTGTTACTCCTAAAACTTTTGCCCCAGGAAAGTGCTGCAACACTTTCTGATAGCTGTCTGAAATGCAATGATGCGCTTCATCAATAATAATCGTGTTGAAATAATCCTCATGAAATTGATTTAAGCGCTTATCACGCATTAATGTTTGCACGGATCCAACGGTTACCCTGTACCATTCCCCCAGACATGTGCTCTCGGCCTTTTCAACGGAGCATCTGAGTCCGGTTGAACGAATGATTTTATCCGCAGCTTGATCAAGGAGTTCTCCTCTATGTGCAAGAATTAAGACTCTGTTTCCTTGTCTTACACATTCTTCCGCGACTTTAGCAAATACAATCGTCTTTCCGCATCCTGTAGGGAGGACCAGGAGCGTCCTGTCTACCTGGTCCCACTGTTCAAAAATCGCATTCTTTGCTTCCTTTTGATACGGTCTTAGCTCCATTAGAATGTCCCCGCTTGAAATGCCGGCCGTACCTGCTTAGGTAAAAACCTGTCAATCTGATTGCTCTGTTTCTTGTTTCCACTATTATCTGTCCACTCGTGCACGATCACCTTGCATCTACCCGTGGATCCGGGTACAAGATTCCAGTTCATTCTCAGTTTTTCTCCTTTTTGTTTCAACCCGATAGACGTAAAGAACGCACTTAATAATCCTTCTGTCTTGGTATGAAGGAACAGATTATGTGTGATTAAAGTCGTTCCAAGATTACTATTGATCTCAATCTTCAAGATCGCTTTATTGCAAGGAGGCATCTTTTCACTTCCATTAAATCTTCCTCTTTCAAAAGATTGCACTCGAAAGTCATACTCTCCTTCTGGCAGGAGTATATATTCTCCCGCGTCTTTTTCGATTTCGTCATCCCAACCCAATTCTCTTTCCAGCATCTCATTCATAATACTCAATCTCCTTTTCGTTATTGTTCAAATGGATTTTGTCCCGCATCTGTATCATCTTTCTGCTGAATCATAGCATACACCTGATCCCATGCCCCAATCAAAACACCCCATATAAATTCCGGGTCATAGTTTTCTATCGGTGTGTCAACCGGATAATATCCTCTTCTCGCAACCGCCTGCTGGATATCCCTATCCGAAACAAAATAAGTCTGCGTAATTTCATGCAATGCTTTTAATGCAGATATTGGTTCATCTTTCTGCTCTCCCGGCCGCTCCTTCGGAACTGTCGTTCCGCTGTCAAAAGGAATTGTCTCCTGTTGATACGGTGCGTCAAACGGAATTGTATCTTGTACTTCATTTTGCTTCTCTGGCTCTGTATCCACTTGCTTGAAATCCTGTGCCTCCGTCTTTACTGATTCCTCTTTATTATCCTGAGTAATTGCAGAGATATTTTCAATAATATGTTTAATGGCATCATATTCCATCGGAATTTCATCTGGAAGATTATAGCGGTTCTTTGCATCCCAACAGGGATGATGACTCGTATACATAACTCGTCTTCCACCTTGAGGCTTATACTTCTTTCCCTTATCATCTACAGAAACAGCATACGTCTTATAATTCGCAAACAGAAGAAGATCCGCCCACTCCTTCATAAGAGGCGCCGTTTGCTTATTAAGCTTTAACTCCCAACGATCATAAGCCCCCATTTCGTCCGGCTGTTCAAACTTTCGCATCATGGCGTGAGCTGTGATTACCACATTAATTCCTTTATCTTTTACAATATCATGCAAAAGATTTAGCCATCTTCCGAACTCCTCTTTTAAGTACACATACCCTTTTCCATATCCAAAATCTTCAATCCCCTTTTTCTGGGCACTGCTGCATACATGTTTGATAGCCAGCATTTCTGCCCAATCTGCCGTATCTACCACATATGTCTTGCAACATTCAGGGTGTTCATATACATACTTTGCTTCTTCAAATAACATTGTCCAGCTCTTCGGTTCCGGAAATCTACTCACATCCAGTTCTTTCGTAGATCCCTCTGTATCAGAAAAAATTGGATCCGGAAACATACTTGCCAAAGTAGACTTTCCTATGCCTTCAGGACCATAAATGACAACTCTCTTCGCACTTGGAATCTTTCCTCTTGTAATTTCCATCAAAATTCACCAGCCTTCCATGTTTTAATTCCCATATTTGTTTGTGTATCCTGATCTTTTACATAGCCATCTTCTATAATGATACTGCACTCATCTCCCGTGCTGACGCGTGTAGCAATTGCCTGAAGTCCCTCTTCTTCTAACCATTCCCCAAACTCATGTAAAGTTTCAAGATCCATCTGCTCAAGTTTATCCAACAGAACGAAACCACATTTTGGATTCAATTTCCGAACAATTGCCGTAGATACCTTTAGCCGGTCGGATCCAGACATGTTGTCCCACTTCTGTCCTTTGTAAATCAGTTCTCCCTCCCTAACAGACAGCTCCGGCAGGGGAAGTTCAACGGATTGCAACAGATCTGTTTTTTCTTTCCTGATCTTATTAATCTCAACCGTCAGTGCATTGTACTGGTTCCGATAATCCAGGGCATCCTCTTCTGCTTTGTCCTTGTCCAGGTTCGCCCGCACTTTGCGATTAATTTCTTCGATATTGGCAAGAGATGCTTCCAGTTCAGCAGTAGATTCATCATGGAGTTCTTCGACTGTTTTTCTCGCAGCAGCAAGCGCTTCTGTCAACTCTGTCTGTATTTCCAGTTTTTCAGATAATTTCCGTTGGAGTTCATTGATCTCTGAATCCAGCTTTACATACTTTTCCTCCAGATCAGAGGCATTCTTCCGATACTCCTCGTTTCGTCCATTCCGTGCCAGTATATCCTGCTGCCGTTTAATCAGTTCTGACGGAGAGACCATTTCTTTCGGAGCATCCGGATAATAAGGCTGCTCATCGGCAAACTTCTTCTTCCGGTCAGCAATCTGTCCGATTGTCAGGCGATTATTATACAGTTCTTTCTCTTTTCGATCCAGGACATCCAGCTGATCACCTATACCGATAATTTTAAGCAAAGTCTGAGCCTTTTCCTTCCCTGAAGCTTCCATGAACTTTGAAAGATCCAAGGCGAGCTGCTCTACAAACTCATTAAGAAGCTGCTGACCTCCCTTCTTTCCAGATGGATCTGTAACCTTCAAATCGCTGTTTTTTCCCTTTCTTTCCACCACAAGTCCATTGTTCATCACGATATGTAGATTGGGCGGAATCACGGATCCATTCCTTATTGGCTGTGATGGTCGATACCGATCGCCACCAAGAGCCCAAGCAATGGCATCCAATACGGAAGTCTTTCCTTGATTATTTCTGCCTCCGATGACCGTCAGTCCCTTCTCCGTTGGTTCAATTTTAACCGCTTTAATCCGCTTTACATTTTCGATTTCGAGCTTATTTATTTTAACCATTGTCATTGTTCACCTTTCATGCTATAATATAAATAGGTTTTTTGTTTTGGTCCTTCTCAGGGCCTTTATTTTTTACCAAAATATCGTTTCTGTTCGATTGACTGCCTTGACGTAGTGTTTCCCAACAGATCGATTGATATTGGATATCATCCACTCCGCTGCCTCATCGCTAACAGATATGCTGTCTGAAATCGCTGTAGCCTCAAACGATTCTGCTGACAGTCTTTTCCCCTTACTTACATACAGCAGATCTCCAGAACTAATGCTTCTTCCAAGAGGAAGTTCCGCTATCATGTTTTTCATATCTGCATTCACCATAACGATTGTTTTCATTATCTCACCTCCTCTCGGTTGAGCCCCCAGACGCCCACTATCATCAGCAGACATCCGATAACGCCCTCTATGATCAACTCGCCAAGCGGCCTTCCAGCTTGTCCCAGGGAAAAGGCCATGCCCTCTGCTCCCGCCAGTCCCGCGACCAGCACCAGACCGGCCAGGAGCAGCATCGCGCTTGTCTTTCGTTTCATTGTCTCTCTCCTCCTATTTGTGATCGTCTGGGAAGGTGACTTCCACCCGAACGCCCTGCGTCTTATACGCGGCTTCAATGAAGCGCTTCGTGATATCCCTCTTTACCTGTTCCTGCTTCTCCGGGGGGAGTTCGTCCATGCGGACGGTTTCGCCCGTAGTCAGGTTATGTACCGATGAAAATGTCCTTAATGGCTTATTGCTCATTATGTTACCTTCCTTTCTCCCCAATGGGGTATGAATTAGATTATGAGGTGGTGCTTGTATGAGAGAACAGGTAAATCATCCTGACTCCTCAAGCCTCAGTAGCCTATCCGCTATTTCCAGTGATGGTTTCCTATCACCACTTAGATAATAGTGAAGCGCTCTCCTTGTAATACCTGCACGCTGAGCAATTTCTGCTTTGCTCATTCCTGAATCGTTACAAGCATTTTCCAATAAATTTCCAAAATTCAATGACACGCTTTCCTTTCTCGTGATACAGCATGAGGTTTTTGTCCTAGAACGCATGTTGAAAGATTTGTTTGATTGTCAATCTCAATAAACTCAATATGGCTTCTTCCATTCATGGGATCCGAAACAAAAACCATATGTTTCCTGTATCCGTCTAACTCTTTTTCACATTGCATAAGACGTTTTTCAAGATTTTCAAGCTTCCTTTTTCTTATCCACATTTCTCCCCCACCTAAATTCTTTTTTCGATTCTTCCTTCAGTTTGATGCCATCTGCAATAAGATGGCATTTATCGCGAATCTCGCAAAATTCATCATCGCTTACCAGTCGGATTTTTCTTGGTTTCTGTCCCCTGTTGACTAACATGATCACCCTCATCAAAGACGCCTCGTTTACTAGAATTGTTTTGGAGTCTGTATCATATAGTAAGCCTGGTTCTGCAAGTCTGTACATTACATCGGTTCCCAATCGTAGAATATCAAGAACTTCTGCGATAAGCCGATCTGTTTCAAATCCGTATGTGTCTACTCCCATTGTTTCCTCCTTCTCATATTGACTTCCTTGATCCCTTGATATATGATGTGTTCTCTTAATCCGGCTGAACCATACTCATATTAACCCATTCTCCCAACTCATTTCGTTCCCATGCCATAACAGAACAAAGTGGGCCTGAAAACATCAAAACTTGTATATATACTGTACAAGGCATGTGTTCAGATATGGGTTCTGAAAATCCTATAATAAGCTGATCCCTTGAGACTTTGTAGAACCTGCTTGCGAAAGATACAATGTTCTCAAGGCTATTTCTTATCACAGCTGCTCCATTAGGACCTCGTGAACCACAACTACTCATGCTCATCACCTCCACATTTATCCTATGATTTCTCACTTGTCCCCATAGCGCACATGTTTATATTGACTTCCCCAGTCCCTTGATATATCATGATTTTACAGGCCTCTGCCAAGGCCGAGTAAATTATAGGAGTTTGCTATGCTTACAAAAGATGCTAAAACCGTTCTGTACCACTTATATAAGGAATACTGTTCTCGTCATGATGAAAACATTCCTAGATCAGTTGCAAAAGATTTCGGATCAGCTGGTTCCATACACGCTTCTCTTTTCCCAGATTGGTCTCTTGAGGACATAGAAGATACTTTACGAGAGCTGGGACGAGAGGGTTTTGTAACCAATCTTCATGGTGATAATACAATCATTTCCTGCACACTTTCGGATTTTGCAATCGCTACTATGGAAAATCAGAAAAAGGAAGTTCTTATATCTCTTGCAGATTTTATTGCAAAATTCATTCCCCTACTGTAATC